CAAATGCTTTGAGCATTGTGTTCCAGGCTCCGGGTAAAGCGTCCCGGATGTCGAGCATGAGGTCTCCGACCATGGTTCCTCCCAGATCAAGATGGAGGGGCTCGGCGAAAGTTAAGCCCTGTTCTCGTAGCTCAAAGCCCTCCCCTCTTAGGAGTTCTTCTATTTCTCCAACTATATCCTCTCGTTGGTCTCCGGTAGTTTCTACTCCGGCTTGGTCAGCAAGACTAAAAATAGTCGCCGTAATCTCAGCCATTGCGTCAGCAGGGTACTGTTCGAGAGCTTCTCGAAGTTCTTCTTTTATCAGCCTCTCCAGCTCTTGGCGGCCTATCTTCATGGTTAGTCCCTCAGGATGCTATCGATTAAGTTGATAATTTTATTACTTTTTTCAACCTGCTCGTTCACAAGCTTGTTTTCACTAAGAGCCATGAACGCATTCGGTGTCGAAGGCTCCGAAACAATGTCGAAGCAAATAAGCTGAAAGTCGTCTTCTACAATTGTCTTGCCCTGGTGTTCTTTTACAGATCCCATTCCTCGCGAGGAGATCCCGATCTTCACGCCGGCGTCTACCAGCGAGCGAAGAATCTGTCCGGCAGGTGTGGCGAGGACCTTGCACTTGCCCATCACAGCCGGTCCGTCCATCCAAATATCTACAACCATATGGGAGACATTTGCTAAGTTAATGATAGAAGACTCAGGGTGATCTAGCTCACCTAGGGCGCGGTTGTCTTTAACCATCTCGGCATATCTTTTTACTTCACGCTCTATAATCTCAGGGGGATACATGCGTTGGTTGCCGTTTAAAACGCCACCTTCCTGGAGCTTCCCGGTGATGAACATGGCATTATTTTCACGAATTTCCCTCTTCTCGGCTTCCGTCAGTAAATCCTGACAGACGCCGCCTTCGCATAGTTCATAAAATTCTCGGAGAAGTTGTGCCATTGTTTATTCCTTTAAAGTAGTCAACTGCCTGAGCAGCATCGTCGAACTGGTTGGATCATCCATTTTTTCATGATTGCTCACCTCCTTTATGGACCACTCGGATCCCGTAATCCTCGACCAACATACTCAAAAAGTATGATGTTCCAGCACTAATACAACCGCACATAAATGCGGTCATAGGCTGATTGCTAAAACTAAATAGTTCTGTATAGGGACTTATGCCCCATAGAAACACGCCAACCCAAAATCCCATGCACAAATGGCAATGGAATAGGCGCCCGAAGCCACCCATTGATTTACAAGGTGGACGGATCTTATTGAAAATATGTCCGTGTATAATAATAAATGTCATGCCGTAAGCGGCAAGTATAAAATGTAGGAGCTCCATTTTAGTAACGATTTCGTAATGGGTAGTAGTAGTAGCCCGGGCGCATAGAACCCTTCTCGGCATATTGGGGAACTTCGCCATATTCGGTGCTGTCCCGATCGTCGGGGTGGGTATACATATTTTCAAGCTCTTTCTCGTAATCATCTGCAACGCGTTCGGTTGTGGCTTCATGTGCCAAAAATTCACTAATAACAAATACTGCGGCCTCTAAGGAATTTACCTCTTCATTGGTGAATATTTCTCCCTCTAAAGATCGAAAAACATTTCCTCCTTGAATGGTTCCTCTATCAACCACTCCCTTATCGGCTAAAAGTTCTAATAAACGATTTTGATAATCATAAACATCTTCGGTAGAAGTTGTCTTGGGGAACGTCACCACCTTCATTTGCTCAGGTACCACAGCGATGTCAATCTTTTTGTGATCCATAATAAGCAATGACCCATCTAGCGCCTTGCGCGCATTAAGCTCTATAGTAGCCTGGGGGCCTCCGATGGTAATTTTAATCATTGGTCATTAACTCCTGCGTTAGAGCTTGCACTTTGAGAACCTTACCGAGGTCTTTCTCTACAAACTCGCGTTTCCGGAAACCATCTAAATAGTCGACCACTTCAGTTACTCTGTGCGAGGCGACAGAATTCGAAGTCATAATATCAGCACTTACTAGAATGGTTTTGAGTCTAGATATTTCTTCATTTAGATACAGACGAAGTTCGAACCCATCATCCGCGAAGCTTGTCACATATTGGCTCAAGAGAGTTTGCTGTTCTTGGAGTAAGCTTCCATATTTCTCATTGAACTTCTTTATAAAAGAATGATAAGTGAGATTATCAATGGGTTGTAAGGTAGGAGGTGCAGCGAAAGGCTTGCTGCTCATTCGGTCAAGAGCATCTTGTTCGAAAAGTACGCGCTTCTTTACTCCGATTTTAGAACTAAAAATACCATCTACCGAAGCCAAGGATTTGAAATTAGGAATAAAGTTAGCCCAAACGTCTTGGCCGAGACCCTTGTTAATGGCGGCTATCAATCGCGACTGCGCATCAAATATAGTATTTTCATCTAGTTTTTTACACGCCTCTTTCGTTTCGTGTAGAAGTCGCGTTGCAACTTTCTCCTGCAAGTTGGTGGTTTCAAGCAAGACTTTATAAAGTTCAAGATGACGCCCCAAAATGGTGGCAGCACTGAAATATTCGCGCAGGACCTCCAAGACAATGCTCTTCCGGGCATCGTCCTTGTTTACAATAGCTTTTGTAAGCTCTCGTGTTAAAGTTTCATAAACAAAAGCAGTATTTCGTTTTTTATTATGCTTCATTCGTTTCTACCTCTTGATTTTCTAATTGCTCTACAAGCCGACGCACCTTTTTAGTGTCCTCGATTAAAGTAGTTTCAGCGCTAGTATAAATAGAAGACTTTTGCTCTTCCAGTCCAACTAGTGATTTGAAATCTATTTTTCCAATACCTAGATCCTTCACTCTAATCCGGCCAGGCGAGCGAGCGCGATCAGTTTTTAGCCTCGGTACTTCTGGCAGAGCTGTATTTTTTATATGGCGACTTCGTGGTCCGGAGCGCTCGCTGCGCCGGCGGTCGCCGCCGCGCCTCTGAACCGTCTGATATGAACTTTTTTCATACTCATGTACATCGTCAGCTTCGTTCATGTCTTCTCGTCGGCCCGGGGCTGCTAAGAGAGGAGAGTCATCGGCGGCGCCTAAATCTTCGCCACCCAGGTCGCCACCCAGGTCGTCGCCACCCATGTCGCCGCCCATGTCGTCGCCACCCAAATCTCCAAGGTCTCCGCCGCCCAGATCGCCGCCCAAAGCTTCTTCGGCTCCCTGTTCGGTAACAGCTTCAAGAGCCTGCTGATATTTACGATCATGGAAGGTTTCGCGCTGATTTCGTAGGTACTCATCATCACTGAGACCTAAGATATTTTCTGATACCCAGCGTTTGCTAAACGTTCCCTCCGGTACCGCATTCGCAGTATCGAACTTAGTACGTAGATATTCTAGTTGCTGTAGCTCTGCGAGCCGCGAAGGATTGTTGAGGGTAAGATCGAAGCTCAACAGATCTTCTCCGCGAAATCCTAAAGTATAGAGATGAACCACCGCAATTTTCTCTAATTCGCTAATGAGAGAACGCTGAAGGCGTTGGATTGTACGGGCGAAACGAATATCCTTTTGAGCAAGAGTAGTCTTATCTTCAGTGTCACCCTCTAAATTAGTCAAATAGGATTGAGGGATTTTGATGGCGGCAAACATTTTGTCACGCATGTATTTGACATCTTCAATATCGTCAAGAGATTTAGCGCCAGGAAGAGAAGTAATGTCCGACCCAACACCACCACGCATTGGAATAAAATAATCTTCTTCAAGCGAAAGAGGATTATATCGAAGGTCCACTCGACCAGTAGTGGCATCGACAAGCTGGTTGCGTTTCATCTCCGTTTTTACTTTTTCCATATACTGAGCCACATCTTGCGGTGGAATATTGCCCACATCAATTTTGAATACTCTGCGCTCGGGCGCTCGGACTACACGATATGCAACCATCGCATCTTCTAACAAAACGACCTGGCGCCAAATACGTCGAGCAGGATCCAGAACTGACGTCCCATAGGGGGCGTGTCGGTCATTACCTAAAATTCGGAAATGAGCAACCTGCCAATTCTCAAAAGTCATCCCCGCTGTATTCCACTGATATTGTACATAGTTGGGGTTGGAATTGTCTTGACCCTCGAGTCTTTCGATCTCGTTATTGGGAAGTCCAATAACAGAAGTCACCCCCATCTTTTCATCAATGTCTAAATAAAGAAAGAAATCTCCATACTTACACATCGACCGGGCCCAGCCGAAACAATTGAAATCTAAATTCAACACCTCATAAAAGAGAGAATTTAGAATGGTTTTGATTTCCAAATTTAAACACTTAATATTAAGCATCTTATCGTATTCGTTAGAGGTGGTCATTTCATCTGCATAAATATCTATAGCAGACGCGATCTCAGGCATAAACTCCATTTGTTCAAAATCAACATAACGCTCAGCGCGATTCTGGTTCCGGAAGGCAGCGGACGTAAAAAGATTATAGTTCTGCGACATGTTGTTGTCTGCGCGCTTGAACTCTTGTCCACTCATTGAGCGGAATCGATATCTATATTTGTCTAAATCGTTGCGGCGCTCAAGTCGCGACTGCTGGGCCCGAAAATTGACGATGGGGCCTGAGAGCAAACGAGTGAGTCGCTTGAATAATGGTGCTCCGGGATTGCGAGTGTTACGTGTATTTTTAGCCATAGTTTATCCTTTGATCAGAGCCACATATTGTTGATTGAAATCTTCAGCTTCGCCGACCCTATTAGATTCAGCATTCGCTTTGTGGCCACGCATGCCCCTAATAGTGGTTGAAATATTTGTTTGAGATGTAGAGATAGAGGACAAGAATTGTTTACTATACTCAACATCTTTCTGGCTCTCTATAATCACTGTATCTCTCACCCAACACCCAATTGCAAATGACATTACCAAGTCATCGTTGTAACTTCGCATCGCCTGCGGTCTTCCCGACTTCCAAATAAACGTTTTCATTTCGGAAAGTAAACGATTCGAGTTAATTTTAATTAGTTTATTTCTCATAAACTCTTCCATCTTTGCCACAATCAAAGGGCGAGTCTTAGAAGAGGTAGTGAAGCCGGGTAGCACATTAGATTGCCATTGAGCCGCTACTGGGTCGACGTATCGATGATCTCCTTTAGTAGAATGATATAAGTTAGGATACCCTTTATCTATCAAGTTTTTAAGT